CTGAAACATTCTTAATCTCATTCTCAAATGTCTTATCATCTGATGCGTTCCAGGTTATCTCAATCTTACTATCTACTTCGACTTGTTGTTTATCTCCATAGATTGCAACAAGCTTAGATGCCATCCAACGATAATGAATTAACTTCTCTCTTGTTACTGCAATGCTTTTGTTATCTGCATTCTCTAATTCTGTAATCATCTTATCAAGATATGTCTGAGCTGCTATCTTACGAGCAGTCAGTATCTTGTCTGCAAATGCCTTATCGGATCTAATCCAGTCGTAAACTTTAGATAAGCTTGGCGCATCTTTGTTTTGGCAAATGGTAGTAAGAGGAGTACCATTCATCAATAGACGCTCAATATCGTCAGCTATCTGTGTTGTTAGTTCTAGTTTTTTGGTCATTATTCTGTTTTAAATTTAGTAATGCTTTCGCTTTACCTTCTGGTGTTTTAGGACCAGTACTCCAGCCTCCGTGCATTCTGCAACGTATGTTACCATTCTTCATCAATATTCCAGAAGCCTTACAAGGCAATTTATTCTGTTTATTTATTGTCTGACATTGCAGTCTATATTTGTGTCGTGCAGCCATAAACGGTTTTAGGATTAAAAAAAAAAGAGAAAAAAAAATTATACTTTTCAAATCCGTTCTAGTACGGTTTTAAGTACAAGCACTATAGTTATGATTATACACCGCCTGGATAGATTTCCAAGTTACTATTTTCTAATTTATTTTATAGGAGAGTTTATTTTTTTAAAAAGATTTTAAGAATATCAAATTAAGTACAGTAATCTGTTAAGTTTGCAATACTTTTTATTATTTATTTTAATTTTATTACACAACTTACTTAGGACTTTCTCATATCTATTTTTAATCTGATGCCTTGTAAAACCAAAGTGTTTAGCAATTACGGTCCACTTGTAACGCTGCGCTTTCATCCAAATGATTTGTCTATCAAGAATAGGATCTTCTGATATGTCATGCTCAATACTTGTTAAGCAGTCTATCGCAAACTCCCATCTGGTTATTTGTTTTGGAGTAGCTCTTAACTTTAGCAATTTCTTTTCGTAGTAAGCCCAGTCGCCTTGCATATAAGTTGTTTCTAAAAGATTATACATACTTGCAGCCGATGGCGGTTTTGGACCAGATAAAAATCTCTCAGTTCTTGCAGCTTCGTCTATCAAGTTAATTAAGTTAGATAACGCAAAGACTTCTTTTTGTATCTGCAGCTCAGTAGAATTAATAATTTCCATTTTGATAAGTATAAATATTCTGTTTAACTTTATTGAAACCTTTATTGGAATAGTTCTTGGTAAACTTTATGCTTTCAAGAAATGCTTTGTATCTTGGCATATCAAAGTATGTAAAATTCTTATGTGTTATGAGCGGTTTGTAATCTATATTTAAGAGCGCCAGGCGCTGCATTGCTTCTTTAATTTTAGGCAACGGAACTATCATGTGATCTGCGCAATCAATCATTCTTACATACGGAGTTAATCTTTTAAGATCATAGTTCTTGCAAAGATAAGAATATAATTTGAAATCAAAATCTGACATCTTGAGATCAAATATTTTAGGATCACTTATATAGAATTGACGCAAACGCACTCCTTCTATTGGCTCTCATATCTTCTCTTAATTTTTTATTGAATAGATCTTTTTTTGTGCAATCTGGATAGTGTTTTACTTGCTGATACTCCAGGAACTGAAGCCATTGATCAGGATCTAATTTTATTGGCTCTGATGAAAAGCCATCTTTATAATCTGGAGCTATCTTTTTGACATGAATAAACATCATCATCTCTCCAATAAGCTTATACCAAACGATATATGCTGGTATTCCAGCCATCTCAGCTAGTTGCTTAGTTACTTTATGAGGCTTATTCCAGCCTTGACCATTATTGAATACAGTTTCAGCTAAAAAAAGCGGCTTTAAACAAGCATTACAAGTCGAAACCTGGTCAATATCGCTAAAACCTAAGCAATTATGCTGTTGTCTATGCCAGTTGCTATATCCAGAGAACTTAACTCCTTTAAAATAGACCTTTTTAACCATAAAAACCTCAATAAACGAGCAATATAGATAATCAAGAAAAAAGTTGCATATCGATCATATAAAGGTTGCATATATGCAAGTATTCTATAAAAGCCTATATATGAAATATGAACCAAGATTTGATCCAAAGTTACCAAAGGATCTTAGCGAGAAGCAACTTACCTCTACATATTTTGATACTAGACAACTTCCAAAAATAGAAATGACAATGGCAAAAGATGGTGTCGTTGCAAGAGTAGTTTTTTATTTCATATCTAAAAAAGATAAAAAAATTTATGAAAAAATATACTTAGGACCACAACAAGATATTTATAAAATTTGTGCCAGACAAGCGTCAAGAATAGGTCTTAATTTAGAAAGACAATTTAACAATGTATGGAACTCAACTTTAGTAGAGTTACTAAATCAACAGAGTAAAAAAAATTCGGATAAGTTAAATTTGGAACTTAATAAAAATAAATACGGAATTTATGATATTCAAAAACCAGCTGCATTATTAAATCAAAAACTTTTAGAAAGTGGAATGTCAGCAAAAGATTTAGCAAACCTTGCTGATGTTAATGAAGCAACAATATTTAGACACTTAAAAGATGAATTTGAAATATCAAGAGATGTTGCAATTAAATATGCAAAAGCTTTAGGTTGCGATCCAGCAGAAATTTTATTTAATGACTTGTATGTCAATATCTGGGGATCTACAGATACTTTACAAAGCTCATTATTAAAAAGAGTATTAGTTGATCATCATGAAATTACTTCAAAAGATTTAGGAGTTATTAAATGTCCAAGAGAAATTTATAGAGCTGATGTTAAAGCTATAAGAATTGATAGTCCAAACTCACACTTACATAACCTGATTGCTTTTTATTATAGCTCTAATGAAAAAAAAGTTTTTGAAGATCAAATAGTTATTGTTGGTGCTAACATAAAAGATAGATCTGATGGTAATCCAAGAGCAAGATATTATATTGGAGTTTACAAAACAAATCATAATGGCAAAACTGTAGATCTACACACAATAGATCCAGATACAATTAGCGCTGATGGTATTATTCCTGATGAAGATTTTAATTCTTTTGAAGATGTAGTTAATCAAGTCGAAAGTGATAGAATTATTGTTCAAGATTTAGATCCGTTCTTTGTAGCACCAGTAGTTTCATTTATTAATCCAGCTAAACTTTATTCAAATTCAAGAGTTGATGTTCAAAAAAAATATAAAGAAATTTATACTGACAACAGAATTGATGAAGATTTAAATTATAAAAACTTTAAAGAAATTCAAAAGATGTCTTACTTAAAACAAAGATTAGAAGATTATTTAAAATCTGATCTTGATGACGATGATTACGTTACATTGCTTAAAAGAGATAAAATTAAAACATTAATAGAAGTTAGTAGTAGTATTCAAGATACAATAGGTAGAGCTGCGTATGGAGATGCAAAATTTGAAAAAAAAATAAAACCAATTAAAGATGCAAAATTAATTAAAGCAGATTTCACACCAGAAGAATTAAAAAAATTAGATGAAAGATTTGCTGACATTATAGAAAAATCTGAAACACCAAATTATACCGATGAGGAATTACAAGGCTAATGGCTAAAACAATTTTAATGAAACCTACTGATATTGAAGCCGAATACGGTATTAAAAAAAGAGCTTTAGCTTATATGAGAGAAATTACTCAGGATGGTGGAGTATTAGTTGGTCCAATATGGATTAATCCTAAAGATACAAATATTTTTTTATATAGAAGAGAAAGCATTGAAGCCTGGTTGATAAAAGATACCGTAAAATACGATGTTCCAGAGTTACAAAACGACAAAAACGACAAAAGCAAACCAAACATCCTAAAGTATCAAAATAAAACCAAGTAAACAAATTACACAAATCTCTACATCAGCAGAAGGAATAAAAGTTTTTAGCGGAGTATCACAGCTCCATGATATTAAAAACAAATAAAATAATAGATCCGTTAGAAACTTTACAACAAGACGGATTTCAAAAATTAAACGAACTTTTAAAAATTAATCATCACTCCCCCACTTCAAGCTCAATGCCTGAAGGTATCTACGCATTCAGATATTTATTTTCTACTCAAGAACAAAGAAGAGAATTTGAAGGCAATGCTAATATGGCAGCTGGAGTTTGTGTGAATGATGCAATTCAATTTCATTACTCAACTGACATCTGGAGTTTCAATCCTAATCAAAGAAAACTTGCACCACATAAAAATACAAAACTTTCTAAAGAAGAAGCTATTGCAAAAGCAATGGAAAAATTTATGGAGTATATTCCAGTCAATGATAAAGACAGAGAGAAGAAAGAACACTTCCAGGAAACTATACCTCAAACTATTCAACAAGGATTTATAGCTTTTGAAAAACTAAATATCCTTAAATCAGAAAAGGTTGTTGCTGAAGATAGCATCAATCATATCGATCACAGACTTTCTCTTCCAATAGTTGGTAGGACTGACGTACACTTTACAGATTTTAATGCTTCAGAGCGATCTGATGCAGCATCATCGCCTTCTCATGTTTCGAGCGATGCTCTGTTCCTTTCGGTCTGTGAGTTAAAAACGTCTTGGCAACGACCTGGTAAGATTAAGAAGGATGGCACTCGGTCTTTCGCATCGGCTAAGTTGCCATCCACTCCGTTAGTTAATCATTTGCAGCAGTTGGCTTTTTATTGTTTCAGCCTAAGAAAATTGAATAAGAAAACTTTTCCTTATCTTATCTATCTAACTGCAGATGATCACATGATCTTTACTGAAAAGAATTGTGCGGATTTAGAATTACAAAATTTAAATAATTATTACGAGCAGCTTGTCAGAAATTGTATCAGAAAAGAACGATTGCTTTCTAGGTACATAGATCTTGAAGAGCCTGACATGATATTAGACGAAATAGCTAAAGATGTTGATCCTGGATTTGATCATCAGTTCTATTGGAATATTGGATCTAAACATTTGGCTAGAGCAAAAAAGATTTGGAGCAACAAATAATGTCGCCACAACTCATCAACTACACAACACTAATCATAGGAGGTTATTACATATGTCAGCTGATAAATTAAAAAACACTATTGCTGATTTCAAAGGAAATCTTAAAGGCAATACAATAAAAATTCACTCAAAAGAGTATGCAGATGTTGCATTTAGAGTTGGAATTTTAAGAAAGAATCTAGGTACAGATGCAACTATTAAAACAGAGCTTCTATACCATGACGATAAAAAGGTTATCGTTAGATCTGAAATTTGGATTGATGGAAAGCTAGTATCAACTGGACTTGCTGAAGAGTTAAAATCCTCATCAAGAATAAATCAACTATCCTCATTAGAAGTAGCTGAAACGAGCGCAGTCGGTCGTGCCGCTGCATTTGCTGGTTTAACAAATGACAATATTGCTTCTGCTCAAGAAGTATCAAACGCAATAGTTGCTTCTGATACTAAACTTACAGCAGCATTAACTGAGCTTGATAAAGCCTCTCATCTCGGTGCGTACCAATCTTGGCTTACAACTAACAAAGAACTTATGCAGAAAGTTAAGCAAGAAGATGCTTATGCTTGGCAACTGTTTCTTGAAAAGTTTAACAAGATTAAATCTAAACTTGAGGCAAATGGAGTTGTTCAATAATGGATGACCAAACTAAAGAACGAAAATCATTAGGTGTAGTATTTCCTAATGTTAATAAAGAAAACCCAAAAAGTTATGACCTTAAAGGAACAATAACTTTACCTGATGGAAAAAAATATAGAGTTGGTGCTTACAAAGCTGAAGCAACTGGCTCAGGAAAACTTCCAGCTGGTTCAACCTACTACTGGATGCACCGTGTAGAGGAATTGGAACTCAACCAAGCTGATACATCATTTGATCCAGCGAACTTGGAGTAATCATGGACACGGATAAATATAAATCTATAGCCTTGAGCATGGACACTTATAAGAAGCTGAGAACATTATCAGACGAACAGTTTGAGATGCCTCAAAGTCTTGCAAAGACTGCTTCGTATTTCATTAACGCTGCCTACTCTGCTCATGCAGATAGTAAAGATAAAAATGCAAAACGAAAAGCTTAAACAGATCCGTCAAGCTAAACATTTAGAGTATGGATCATTCGATGCCAATATGAATAATATCGGCAGAGCTTGGTCCTCTCTACTTGGATTGAATAAAAATATTCCAGGTCATGTAGTTGCCAATATGTATGTAGTTGCAAAACTTATTAGAACTCAAGGAGGTTTTAAACAAGATACCTACGATGATGCAGCTAACTATCTTTACCAGGCGGAGTTAATGCAAAAAGGAAAAAATGAGCAATAAAGTAATTAAATTTCCTAACACTCCTGAGAATCAATTATCTGAAGCGCAGAAGTTAGCGCTTGAGATGGAAACAGAAAAAAATATGTACCAAGAAAATATCGAATGGATGTTTAAAAAAAATGACTGGGATAAACTTCCAGCTATTGACGGAAGATCTTTAGATATGTTGGCTTTGTTTGGAGATGTGATGAATTTTACACCTGAAGTTAGTCAAAGAATAATCTGCAAATTAGCAGAGCAAATTAAAAGAAATCAAATCATAGATCCATTGGAGGAATATTTATCATGAGTAGAAAAGAAGGAGATAAAGCTTACGCAACATATGTTCATTACCAGGCATTCAGTAGTGATATGCCAATACACCAAATTAACCAGACTAACTGGTATCTAAAATTTGAAGATAACCTTCCAGCATTTTTTATTAAAGCTGATGATGTGTTTCGACAAATGCCACCGTTGGCGTTCTTTGCAACAGCAGAAAGATCAACAATTTATGATTTTACTGGATGGCAAGAACAAACGGAAACTTACTTTAAATTAACCATAGAGGAGATAAAATGCCTAACAGACAAAGAACACCTGAAGAACTTGCCTTCAATGCCACAGTTGGAAGCAACATCAAGTACATCAGGAAATTAAATAACTTTACACAAAGCAGAGTTGCAAAAGCAATTAACGTAACATTTCAACAAATTCAAAAATATGAAAAAGGAGCTAATGGAGTAAGCGCACTCAAGCTTAAACAGTTAGCAGAATTTTTTAAATTAAGAGCTGATGTAATTATAGATCCAAACTTTATTGAATAT